TGTTGATGGCGGCAGTCAGGGCCGCCATGTCGAAAGCATCGGAAGAAAATGGATTCAGCATTTGATTAGCCTCCAGTTTTGGGCTACGGCTACTCCGCCGTGAGGCGGCCTGCCGCGCGGTTAGCGCCTACGCTCCTTCGCGGGCCAGGATGCCCGCAGCTTCCAGTTGCGCGATCGCGGCGTTCTTCTGAGGGTCGGTCGCTCCCGCCGGCCAGACCAGCCCATTACGAGCGACCACCGCCGGGCCGCGCACGATGGCCGTACCTTTGGCGTCTGCGCCGACGGGTGCAGTGACGTCAAAGCACAGAACGCCGTAGGCGTTCTCGCTGCCATCGGCGGCAGAGAAATCGATCTGCTTGACCTTGCCGGAGGCGGTGATGCGGCCCAGCACCATGCCAGTGGTGAGCTCGCGCGGCGCGCCGCTGCCGGCCAGGACGGTCACGGCCTCGCGGCAGTAAAGCGCCTCGGCTTCGTACTTCAGGAAGTCGCCGAGGTATTGCGATTCCGTTTTGGCAGCCATGTCAGTTCACTCCTCCTTTGGGCAGCCGCTCGACGGCCTTGACGACCGGGTTGTTCTCAAGCGGCGGCTTTGGGCTGGTGCCCGTGTCCGGCATGACGTGCGAGCGGATCTCGGCAGCGTCTTCCGCCGCACGGGCTTCGATCAGAAACTGGCGCGCTTCTGCCGGGGTAGCCCCGCGCGCCAGAAGCGCGGTCGCCTTGGCCGGCATGCCGGCCAGTGCGCACAACTCGACGATCTCGCGCGCCTCGCCGTAGCCCTGCTTGCGGGCCTCCGCGCGGATCGCTTCCAGGTCGATGGCAGGCTCGGGCACGTCGGCCCGAACCGTTTCTTCGGTCATGATGCGTTTCCCTCCTTGTGGAATTGAAGTCGGCTTTGTGAAGGCAGCCAGATCGGCGAGCGCGTTGCGCAACGTGCCCGTGCGGTCAGCCAGCCCGGCGGCTACGGCATCCGGGCCATACTTCAGGCCGGCACCCATCTCTCGAATGGCCTCGTCGCTGATGCCGCGCCGCGCGGCCACGGCTGCGACGAACAGCCCGTAGAGCCGGGCGACCTCGGCCTCGAGCGTGGCCCGGGCCGATTCCGACAGCGGCTCGTTCGGGTTTCCGTCCGTCTTGCCCTCGCCCTCGGCGATGTAGGTGACCTTCACGCCCAGCTTGCGGTTGAACTCGCTCCAGTCCAAATGCTCGGCGTAGACGCCGATCGAGCCGGCGCCGCCAGTGAACTCGGGCACGTAGATTCGCTGGGCCGCGGTAGCAAGCAGATACGCCGCGCTGAACATGGAGTTGTCGGCCACGGCCCAGATGGGTTTCTGGCGGGCAAGCTCAGCGAGCGCAGCAGCGGTCTCGAAGGCGTTCTCGGAGTCGCCGCCCGGCGAGTTCACTCGCAGAAGAATCCCGCGCACTTCGGGATCGCTCGCCGCCTGCTCGACCTCATCCAGGATCTGGCCGTAGGCCGTCGCGCCGAAGAAGATGGCATCGAACAGCGACGGCTCGTTGGCCAGCACGCCGGCGATGTCGATGATTGCCACGCCCTCCTGCACCGCATACGGCTTGCGCGGCCCATAGGCGGCGTCCAGCTTGGAGGCTTCGATCAGCAGCGGCTTGGCGCCGAACAGGCGTAGGACTTCATCACGTCGGGTCATGAGTCTTCGCTGTCGTTCGATGGTTTGCTTTCCCCGCGGCGGGGATCGGAGTCGTACTCCAGGCCCAGCTCGTCGGCCCTGGCGTTGTCGGCCGCGATCTCGCGGTCGATCGCCTCCGCGTCGTAGCCCTGCTCGCTGACCACCTCGGCACGGCTCTTGAAGCCGGCGCGCACGGCCATGATCTGGGCTTTGATGTCCTTCAAGGGATCGACCCAGGCAAAGCCCGGCGGAATCCACTTCGCGTCGTAGTAGGGTGCGACGTCGCCCTGCCTGGGCAGCGCACCGGCCAGCAACGCCGCCTCGATCCAGCGCCGCCAAACGGGTAGGCAGAACTGAAAAACCACGACCTGATGCTGGAACTGCTCGCAGCGCCGCCGGAACTCAAGCAGCCCGGCCCGGATCGAGGAGTAGTTGACGCCCGTCAGATCGCCGGTCAACTGCTCGTAGGTGATCCCCATGCCAGCAGCGATCGACCGCAATTGCACGCGCATGAAGGTCTCGTAGCTGGCGCCCACATCGGCCGGCGTGGAGAACTTGATGTCCTCGCCGGGCAGCAGCACTTGGAGCGTGCCTGGCTCCAGGCCCGCTGACGCGGCTCCGCTCGAGTCCGTAGCTGTTTCGCCCAGCATCTGGTCCTCGGGAGCGTTCTTTGTCACGAAGCCGGCAAACATGGCCGCCGTTTTCTTGCGCACCAGTTCCGCATCGTCGTACTGGTCCAGTTCGTAGAGCTTCACCAGGACCTGCGTGAGCCACGGCTGGCCGCGGAGCTGGCCGGGCCGGATGGGCCGAAACAGGTGGAGCACCGAGTCAGCCGGCACACGCACCAGCTCGGTGGAAGCCACCGGGTTGAGCGTGTCGTAGGGGTGCTCGCGGTAGAGCCAATAGGCCACGCGCCGTCCGATCCGATCGAACTCGATACCAGCCCGAATGTAGTTGCCATTCTCCAGCTTCCTGGTCTCGCTGGTCGGCAGGTGCTCAGCCTCGAGCAACTGGAGCTGCAACGGAACAGTCAGGCCGTCCTTGGGCAGCCTGGGGCGCAGCCGAATCAGACACTCGCCAGCCTCCATCACGGAGCGGCAGGCCAGCGCCTGAAGTCCGTAGAAATCCGTCAGCCCGCTGGCATCGGCCTCATCGGTCCAGCGGAGCCAAAGCTCCTGAATCCTCTCCTTGATGCGCGGGTCCGGATGCATCGACTGCGGCTTGATCCCCGTGCCGATCGAGTTGCCGACGAAGGCATCCAGGGCATTCGCCGCCCACGGGTTCCGCCGCACCATATCGCGCGAGCGGCTGCGCAGCGCGTCGAGATTTCGGAAGACCAGCGTGTTGATGTCGCTGGTTGTGGGCAGCCAGCCGGTGGTGCGGCGTGTTGAGGCCGCAGCCTCGTAATCGGTGGCCGCTCGCCGCCTGGGAAACACCGCCACCTGGAGCCGCTTCCAGAAACCCACTTCTCAGAACCCTTTCTCAGTCGAGACGCGAATCTGCCGGATGGTAGACTTGCCGCTCGCCTTCGTCAGTTCCGCCTCGGCCGCCGCGATCGCAGCTTTCAGTTCCTCGACGCTGCGGTACTCGACTTCGCGATTCTCAAACCGCACCCGGCGCACGCCGTTGGCCAGCGCATCGCGCAGGGCCTGGAGTTGCTGCTCGGTATACATGCCCGCCTTCGCCTAACGATCGCCTTCGAATCTTTCCGCGAGAAGTAGCTTGCTTTCCGCCGCGGCTGAAGTGATGAATGGGGTCGCTATGATCACCCGCGACGAACTGATCACCTGGGCCACGCGGAACGGCTGGAAGCTGGACCGCTTTGGCCACCTCAAGAAGGAGTTCAACAACGGCACGCACCGGCTCAAGTTGAGCCGCATCGCCGCCCGGCATGAGTTGTCGACACCATTCGGCTGGTGTCGGGTTACGAGCGGCTATTACAAGAACCTCACCATCACCGCCGACGGGAAACTCGCCGGCATGAAGTTTTGAAGGAAAGGAGACAAACGCATGAGAGCATTTGCGATCATCGCAGACAACATCACGGCCTACCCGACGGTGTCGGAGGCCAAACAGGCCGTTGCGGCCGCCGCCGACAGCGAGCCGCGCCTGGCCATCACCTCGGAGGCGGAACTGGCCTCCAGCTCGCTCGCCGTGGGCCAGCTCGTCGAACTCTGGAACGGGTTCGCCGGCGTGGTGCCCTTCGACGACCTGAAGCCGGTCCGCAAGTTCACCGACCGCAAGACCGCCATCGCCAGAATCTGGAAGGCCATCCAGCGCCTGGCACCGGCTCCCACGGCGGCCACCGTTGGCGAACCGGGCGCCCAGGGCGCGCCGAAGTCCGGCCGGCCGAGGAAGGGCTGCCACCCAGGACCGGAAGGCCGCCCCTGCGCGCCAGGGCAGCAAGAAGGCCCAGGTCATCGAGCTGCTCCGCCGGCCCGAAGGCGCCACGCTCCAGGCCTTGATGGAAGCCACCGGCTGGCAGGCCCACAGCGTGCGCGGCTTCCTGTCCGGCACGCTGGCCAAGAAGATGGGGCACAAGGTCACCCGCCTCAAGCGCGACGATGGCGTGAGCGTCTACCTCCTGACCGAGTAGATCGTTCACCCTTCTCTGCGCGCCGCCAGGCTCACCGCCTGGCGGCTTTTCTCTTCGAGAATCCTCAACTCGGCACTCCAATCGCCCAGCGCCTGGCACAGCCCTTCCACGTCGGGGTGACCACTTCGAAGCAGGCCTTCAATCTCCGCGATCTCGCACCGGCACCGCTCGATCTCACGCTGGTACTCGCTGTCGCCCATCGCGGAGCTCCTCGAAGCTGCGTCCGTCGCCATCGAGCGTCGCCTTGCCGCCGGCGAATTCCTCCCACCGCCGGACAATCACGTCGGCGTACCGCGGCTCGATCTCCATCAACCGCGCCTGGCGAGCCAGCCGCTCACAAGCGATCAGCGTCGAGCCCGAGCCGCCGAAGAAGTCCGCCACCAGGTCGCCTTTGCGGCTGCTGTTCACCAGCGCACGCTCCACCAGCTCCACAGGTTTCATGGTCGGGTGCAGCCGGTTGGCCGCCGGCTTCTTCTCCTGCCACAGCGTCGATTGGCTGTGATCCCCATACCAGGGATCTTCCTCGCCGGCTAGGTGACAGTAAAAGATCGGCTCATGCTGGAACCGATAGCGACCCCAGCCCAAACTGAAGTGATGCTTGGCCCAGATCAACTGGCAGCGAACCTCGAAGCCCGCCGCCTCGAGCGCGTTCTGAAACTCCCTCTGGTATCGGGAGCCGTGGCAGACGTATACCGAGGCGGCCGGTTTGATCGCCGTGCGCAGAGCACCGAAGGCCGCCTCGAGGAACGCCACGAACTCCGCAACCGACATGCGGTCGTTCTCGATCGTCAACTGCTCGGCCGTGCGGCCGTGATAGTCGATGTTGTACGGCGGATCGGTAAAGACCAGATCCGCGCGCTCGGCGCCCATCAACCGCGCCACGTCGTCGACGCTGGTGGCGTCGCCCACGAGCAGGCGGTGCCGGCCCAGCACCCACAGATCGCCACAGACCGAAACCGGCTGCTCCGGTGCCTCGGGCGCTTCGTCCTCATCGGTCAGCCCTGCGGCCGGCTCGTCGGACTCCGCGAGCAGCGCGTCAAGCTCCTCATTGCTGAACCCGAGCAGGTCCAGGTTGAAGTCGTCCTCCCGGAGTGCCTCCAATTCGACGCGCAGCATCTCCTCGTCCCAGCCCGCGTTCAGCGCCAGCTTGTTGTCGGCGATCACCAGCGCACGTCGCTGGGCGTCGCTGAGATGGTCGAGCACGATGACCGGCACCTCGGTCAGGCCCAGCTTGCGGGCGGCCGCGAGGCGCGCATGGCCAGCGATCACGACGCTGTTGCGGTCCACCAGGATCGGAGACGTCCAGCCAAACTCGACCATCGAGGCGGCGATCTCGGCCACCTGTTCCTCGCTGTGAGTCCGCGGGTTCCGAGCATAAGGGATCAGCGTCTCGATCGGTGCGAGGCGGTGCGGGCCGGGGCTGCGGATCTCGATCACCGCCGCCTCCCGCTCTTCACGTAGACCGGGGCACCGCTGGGCTTCCTCGGACCATAGCAGGGCATCCCGTTGGGCTTACGCCGGATGGATCGGGAGTCGCGTGAGCGCAGATCCGGCTGCGCGCCTGCGGGCACGCCGCGATCAGCGGCCACCTCGTCGAAGCTCCGGCCGTCGAGCGTGGCGGTCAAAACCGCTGCCCGCTCGAGCCGCCGCAGGGCCACGTCGCAGTAGGCCGGGCTGATCTCAATCCCATAGCCAACGCGTTCGACGAGCGCCGCCGCCACCATCGTCGTCCCGCTGCCCAGGAACGGATCGAAGACCACGTCCCCTGGGTCGGAGAAGGCTGTGATGAAGAAGTCGGGGATCGCTCTCGGGAACGGCGCCGTGTGGGACCCTTGGCTCGATTCGGTCTTGGCCTCGATCACGTTGCTCGGCCGCGCAATCCCCTTATGCCGGTCCTCGTGCTCACCCAGCAGCCCACTGCCCGATCCCGATCTCGGGGTGTCCGGCGAGTAGTCAAAGCAGCCGTCCGAGAAGTGCCCCACTGCCTTGGGCCGGAACTTGATCTGCCCCTGGCGCGAGAAGTGAGCGATCGGCTCCCAGGCATTCTTGAAGCGGTTGTTCCAGCCGCCCGGCACGCCCTCATCGGTCTTGCGCCAGCAGAACTCGTCCACAAACCGCCAGCCCCACTGCTCGACGTGCGCGATGACCAGCTTCTTCACGTACAGGTGGCGCTGACCCTCCTCGGCGTGCTCCTTGATGTTCAGGAAGTAAGAGCCGTCCTCGGCGAGCACGGCGGCGAGGTTCGCCGCTACGTCCCGGTACCAGTCGATGTAGTCCTCCGGACGGATCGGCTTGAAACCGCTCGACGGATCGTACTCGCGCTGTGTCGCATACGGCGGCGAGGTCACCACCACGTTGGCCTTGCGGCCTTCGAACAGACCGGCCACCGCGTCGGCGTTCCGGCAGTCGCCGCAAACCAGCCGATGCGGGCCGATCAGCCACAGGTCGCCTGGCTGGGTGACCGCCTGCGCCGGCGCCTCCGGGATCTCCTCTTCCGGCTCGGCCTCCTGCGCGCTCGAGTCCAGTTCGGCGACCAGCGCGGCGATCTCGCCGTCTTCGAAGCCCGTGAGCGTAGCGTCAAAGCCGGCCTCGGCCAGGTCCTTCAGTTCCAGCGCCAGCAGCTCGTCGTCCCAGCCCGCCAACTCCGCCAGGCGGTTGTCCGCCAAGCCGAAGGCGCGCCGCTGGGTCTCGCTCAAGTGATCGAGCACGATCACGGGCACCTCGGCGAGGCCGAGCTTCCGCGCCGCCAACAGCCGCCCGTGGCCCGCGATGATGTTGGCCTTCGAGTCCACGAGGATCGGCGCGTTGAAGCCGAACTCGGCGATCGAGGCGGCGATGGCGGCCACCTGCGCGTCGGAGTGTGTCCGCGGGTTCCTCGCGTAGGGAATCAGCCGCTCGATCGGCCAGAGCTCGATCCGTTTGGCGATTGCAGGGGAAAGCATGGTCGCCTCAGACGCGTCGAAGCCCTGCCTCCAACCACCGGCTGCGCAGGACTTTGCGCGCCGGCGTCACGGTGGACGGCGCGGACGTCCTGACTTCGCCCTCCGGCGGAGGCCCCAACGCAGCGATCCGATCGGCCTCGGCGTCCAGTCTCAGTCCCATCGACACCAGCCCGCACAGCGCCGCATAGGCGTAGGTCCGCGCGTCCAGGACTTCTCCCCGCACGCCCTTCTTGCGCCGCCACTCCCGCACCGGCACGCCGCGGGAGTACGACGTGATGAGAGCCTCCGACAGCAACTGCTCGAACCATTCCTCGCCGCGCTCCGTCGGAAAGTGCGCGTAGCCCGGGCCGGGTTGTTCAATCTTCAGCCGGCTGTAAATGACGCTCTTGGCGCTATCGACGCCCACGATCCACAGCGGCGTCTTACCCAGCGTGTTCCTGGTCGGCTTCTTCGGCCAGACCGGCAGTGGGCCGCTCTTGCCCTTGATAGCGAAGATCCGCCGGTGATAACGCGTGCGGCAGAAGTCATACACCGCCTGGGTATAGAAGCCGGAGTCAATCGCGCAGGCAGCCACCGGCAACTTGACGCCGTACTCGTGCAGCCACTGCCGATTCAGGTACTCATCCAGCGCCTGCCACAGATCCGGCGCGCTCGGATCGCCAGGGAACACGCGGTATTCGATCGACCACGATTCCTCGCCACGTCCCCAGCCCACCAGCTCGAGCTCGGCCCGATCCACCTGAAGGTCGATTCCGGCGGTCAGCACGGACACGCCGGCCGGAAGACTTGGTCCGAAAGACTCGCGCCGGTTCAGGAGCGTTGCGACCTCGACGCTGGTCTCAGCCTCGTCATCCCAGAGTTCACCCAGGGCGGTGTTGATAAAGGCGCGCAGCGTCTCCGGCCCACCGTGCTTGGCCTCCAGGAACTCCACCGCTGTCTCCGGCCACTCCTTCCAAGGCGAGTACAACTGGCTGATCCAGAAGCCGGCGATCTTCGACTTCGGGTTCGCCGCCCGCCATTCGCCGCGCGCCAGCATCCACGGCTTTCGGTGCGGCGGGATCAACACGCCACAGTGCGCGCAGCGGTACTGCGCCGCTTCCGGCTGCCCTTCGGGCCACTCCAGGTTCGGCCAGACCAACACCTGGTAGGCGCCGCATTCCGGACACGGCACCCAGTAGCTGGACTGGTTGCTCCGCAACCACCAGCTCTCAATCCGGCTCGCCCCCTTGACCGTCGGCGTCGAGACCAGCAGGACCTTGCGGTTCCACCAGGTCGCCGACCTCTTAACGGCCAGGCTGACCGGATCGCCTTCGGTACCCGCCGAGGCGGGATAGCGATCCACCTCGTCGAGCAGCACATAGCGGATGGGCCGCATGGCCAGGCCCGCCGGCGAGTTGGCGCCGGCGATCGTGATGCTGCCGCCTTGGAACTGCTTGTGCAGGATGCGGTTGTTGGAGTCACGTGAGCGGACATCGGCCACCTTCCCGTTCAGGCACGGCGTGTGGCGCAGCATCGGCGCCAGGCGGTCCTTGCTCCAGGACTCCCCGTCTTCCACGCGCGGCAGCACCACCAGCATCGGCCCCGGATCGCGGTCGATGATGTAGCCGACGAAGCAGAGTGCAACCTCCGTTTTCCCTGTCTGGGAGGCGGCCATCATCACCACGCGCTCATAGGGACTATTGGATGTCAGCGCATCCAGGATGGCCCGCTGGTAAGGCGCCCGGTCGGTCCGCCACTGGCCCGGCTCGGCCGAGGCCTCCGAGGAGAGCCGCCGGTTTTGATCGGCCCACTCCGAGACCGTCTGCCGCGGCGGCGGCTCGAAGGCCGCGACCAGCTCCTGGATGCAGCCGTCAAGGGCGGCGATAGGGGATGTCATCCTGAAGGGCCCTCAGGATCGCCTCAATCTCCACATCGAGCAGTTCCCGAACTCCCCGCATGTCAGCGAGGGCCGCCAACTGCGGAGCCAGCTTCGCCGGCACGGCCAGCAACTTGTCGCGGATCTGCCGGCCCAGCTTGAACCATTGGACCTTGACCTCGTCGGCCGGGATCAGCTTGCCGGACCTGGTCTCGAACTCCAACCGCCGCAGCTTGGCGCGGAAGACCATGTCGGCCAGCCTCGCCTGGGCGTATGTGGTGGTCTGCGGACCGCCCTCCACCGTCGCGCTGGTGGCCGCCTCGGAAATCTTTTCTGGCCGGTCGTCCAGCACGGCGTCGGAGGCCGCCACGTCCACCTTGCCGCCACGCATCACCAGCACGCCGGCTTTGGCCAGCCGGCTGATGTACTGGCGGCTCTTCGAGCGGTGCCGAGCGTACTCGGCTTGGCTCACTAGTTGACGACTGTCAACCATTGCCCACCATGTCAACTGCGCCGCTTGCGGCTGTCGCCAGGCACAACCCGTGCGATTTCAACATATTAGAGCCAAGGTCCCTGGGCTGCCCAGGCGCGGTTGTCAACCTGTGTCAACCTAAAAAAACGAGCTGTCTCTAGCCCCAGCGTGCTATCCGTCACACCCGCCGCCGTCAGGTCAGAGTCAGTACCTTTTTCGCAGTCACGCCTCGACGTGCCGCCTCCGAATCCTGGCCGCGACGTTCAGCGCCGCCTGCTGCGCCGCGCTCGCGCCGACGCTACGGCAACGCTCGGCCTCGTCTTCGGCGACCTCCAGACATGCGGCCTTGCTCGCCGCAACCGCCGCCTCCCGCACCTCGGACAGTGCCTCGCGCAGGAGTTCCGACAACGTCTCCGCGTTCTCCGCGGTGGGCAGGCCCAGGCGCCGGCAGATCCGCTCTGCCAACCTCTCTGGAGTCACGGTCTTAAACACGGCGTCAATCCGACGGTGGTCATCAACGGCTCAGACCGCCCGGCGCGGTCCCCGCGGCGGCGGGCCGGCCATAGAAGCCCGCGCCGAAACGGCCACCAGGACGGCCGCTTCAGCAAGCCCCGCTCGATGGCCACCCACCTACCGCCGACGTTGGCCTTCCGCGACGACTTCATCACGATGCCATGCACTCCGCCACTACCGTCAGGAAGATGGGCCGCAACTCGTTGCCGCGCCCCAGCCGCCGCAGCCGCCAGCACAGATATCCGTTATCCAGGTGCTCGCGAAAGCTGTATCGCGTGCCGAGGTAATCCTTCAACTCTGCGGCTCGGCCCTCGTTGGGCCGGCGGAACAGGATGGCGCGGTTGATGTGCCCCTTCCGATGGCGCACGACGCGAGCAATCAGGCCGGCGGCTTGGAGCCTCGCCAGGCGCTGTTCGCTGATCCAGTCGCTCAACTCGCCCTCGGCTGTGTACAGTGGGATTCGGTCCGGCATGGGAAGACAAAAGAAGCCTGAAATCTGCGGGAAGGAGTTTCACGAGCGTCCCGGCGCTCGTCAGGTCTTCTCTGTCACAGGGGAAAGGCCCCCGCCACTGACGGAAGGGGACAAGCGAACTACCCTCCAGGGCTGAGGCGCGTCCGGGTTATAGAACCGCAGGCAGTTTTCCCGTGGGGCAGGGCTGATGATCTCGATGTATTGCTTGGTTACCTCGCCGATGCGTTGCGCCTCGCCGATGAAACAGACGAGCCCATAGTCTTCGCCGCAGGGAAAGCGTAACTCTCCCCGGTTCTGATAGAGCCGTCTCTCGCTCCAACCGAGCGCAAGCGCCTGATCGCGGATGGCGTCCACCTTCGCCACGGCCGAGGGCAAGACCTTCCCGGGGAAGGGCAGGTTCCCGTCCTTGGGAAACAGGTATGGCTCGACCTGCGGACCTGCGCGGCTTCCAAGAACCGCCGTGCGACGAGCAACCACCGCCCGCCCGGGTGGTCTAGCCGTGCGGGCGATTTTCGGCGGTGGCCCCAGCCTCGCGGTCAGCGCGGCGGCCACCACGCGTCCCACATCCGCCGTGCACTCCTCGTTCGCCAGATCCCTCAGGTTCATCGTTCATCCCGCTCAATTCTTGAGGGGTCAGGTTCAAATTCCTTGTGTCGCAAGGAGTTAGCTTCGATTTGGCACCCAACCTGACCCCGGAAAAGGCCCTCCGAAGTCCACCCACAAAAGCAGCCCCACGGCTCGTGTAAAGGGTGGCCTCGAAATTTCATTTCGCGGGTCAGGTTTCAGGTGAAATCGCATCTAAGTCCTTGTCCTCCAACGCGTTTGAACCTGACCCCCAGCCTCCGTCCTCCAGAAACTTCGGGTGCTTCCGCACGAACCGCCGGAGGAACTTGTTGAACTTGGGCTTCTTCACGTAGCCGTCCCGCGTCGTGTCGAGCAGGTTGAAGCGCTTGAGTAAACGAACGGCGCGCTTCACCGTTTCCAAGCTGCAGCCAGCCTGTTCGGCGAGGTCGGAGGCTGGGGG